ATATCGCGCCTGGCTATGTGGATGAACGGAGTATTGAAGATGTCTACCCAAGCGACTTGCGCGGATTCACGCAGTGCCATTTCTTCGCCGGCATCGGAGTCTGGTCCTATGCCCTTCGGTCTGCCGGATGGGGTGACGACCGACCTGTTTGGACTGGCTCCTGTCCGTGCCAACCTTTCAGCTCGGCAGGCAAAGGATCTGGATTTGATGACGAGCGGCACCTCTGGCCAGCATTCCACCACCTCATCAAAGAGTGTCAGCCTGCAATCATCTTTGGAGAGCAGGTTGATGCGGCGCTTAAGTCTGGATGGTGGGACTTAGTGGCGAACGACCTGGAGGCGCTGGATTACGCGACGGCGGCAGCGATCATTCCGGCAAGCGCAGTAGGCGCGCCGCACATGCGGCATAGGTTATTTTTCGTTGCAAAGTGCGGGGCAGAAAGTTACAATAGAGTAAATGCCCCTCACTCAAAGGAACGAAATGGACACAAAAATTTGCCGCAAATGCCTGCTGGAAAAACCACTGGATCAATTCTTCTCGGAAAAGCGATCAGCGGACGGGAAGCGTTACTCCTGCAAGCTGTGCGACAAGGCCCGTCGGATCACGTACTTGACGGGCTTGTCTATGGATCAGTGGGAGGCCAGAAAAGCCCTGCGAAAAAGCCATGCGACCAAGGAGCGGGATTACTCACACCAACGCAGAACAACCTATCGGGCGAAGGCGTTGGTTTATTTGGCAAAGCAGAGAGCTACCAAGAAGGGGATTTCGTTCGACCTGGATCAGCACGCGAAAGCATTGCAAAGCCGGATCGATGCGGGATTCTGCGAGCTGACGGGCACCCCGTTCCGACTGGGCGAGCCGAGGAGCTTCGACAGTCCTTCGCTGGACCGAATCGTGCCGGAACTTGGGTACACGTATGCCAACGTGAGAGTTGTTTGCTATGCGATAAATTGCGCGCTGGGAACATGGGGCGAAGCGCCCTTACTCCTGCTAATGGAGGCCTGGAAGAAGAAAAAGGAAACCTAAAAAATGATGCCATCGACGTTATACAAGCACACGGTAAAAACGATAACAACGCCAGTGGGGGGCAGGAAAATATTGGCAATCAAAGCGTCGGTGCCCCGCACATCCGCGACAGGCTCTACTGGGTGGCCGACGCCTCAGACCAGCGACTGCACGGGCGGCGGTCAAGCAGCCCGGGCAATGGGGGATGCCCGCCACGGCAGCAACTTGAACAACTTTGCGATGCTGGCGGCCTGGGCGACCCCAAGTGCCAGGGACTGGCACTCGGCCAGCGGGTCGCCGGAGTTTCTGGCGGTACGTCTGGAGCAGAGCCGGGGCAAGCCCCTGTCGGAGCAGGCGTTCACGCTGGCGGGCTGGCCGACCCCATTGGTGGGCAGCACATCACCAGCGGCGCACGGGCAGATCAGCGGGGACTATCGCCGGGCGATGGAGGTCATCAAGGACGTGCCTTGCCCGGCCCGACTAACGGCCTCTGGCGAGATGCTGATTGGCTCCTCTGCAGGGATGGAAAGTGGCGGCCAGTTGAACCCGGCACATTCCCGCTGGCTCATGGGGCTACCGCCCGAGTGGGACGCCTGCGCGCCTACGGAAACGCAATCTGCGCTGAAGCGGCGCGCACGTTCATTGAAGCAGTGATGGAGACGCAACCATGACCTTGATTGAAGAACTCCGCCAGGCCGCGCACTACACCGCTCTGGATCACCACAGGGATCTTCTGGAGAGAGCGGCGGCAGATGTGGAAGCAAAGACATACGCACTCAAATATTGCGCGGCCGTGCTGTCCGGCGAAGAACTTAACAAGTTTTCGTTGATTCGGGCGCTGGAATTTTCCCGATCCGCCCTGTCCACCCAAGGAGAAAAGACATGAATGAAATCACAAAATACTTTTATCTGCAGCTTATGTGGATAGTTGAAGAGATTAACCTGAGTGATGAGCCGGAAACGGCAGAGGAAGCATTCGATTCATATTTAATTTGTGCATGCGGACATACCAAGGAGAAATATGGTGATGATGCAATTGATCAAGTGAATGGTGTTGGAGAACTTGACGATATGATTTTGGAGTTCATTAAAATCTATGAGTTTGGCGATATTGGTAATTATGAGGAAATAAAAGATCGCATTCACCATATTTTGTCCCAAGGAGAAAAGACATGAGTGAAGCACTCAAAAGCGCATCCATCTTGCTCAAGGTGAGCAGCGAAGGTGGAAGCCGGATCGAGGCCAGCTACCAATCGAATCGGCGCGGCGCAAAGGTCCAAGCGACACCGCAGCAGACCATGGTTGAAGCCGTTGCCGAGATGGCCCGCCTTGCCGAGTTTTGCGGCTTCGGTCAGGCGTTCGCCGATGAAGTTGAAGCAGCCCGCAAGCGGGTTCAAGAGTACCGTGCCCGCGCCACCGGAAAGGATGCGAATCATGAGTGAAGCAATCGAAGACGGCGGCCCGGCGTATCCGCTGAAAGAGCCATTGACCAGTGATGCCTTGGGCATGAGCCTGCGCGATCACTTCGCGGGGTTAGCAATGGGCGGCATGTGCAGTGAAGGGCCGGCTCCACGAAAAGAAGAACTCGACTATCTCGCCACTCGCAGCTATCAAATGGCCGACGCCATGCTCCGTGCCCGCGCTACCGGGAAGGGGGAGTGAGATGAGCTCCACCTCTGAAGTCATCCGGCTGGCAAATGAGGCCGGGTTTGAAAAAAATCGTTGCTATGACGTGATCCTTCGCCATTCCAACGGCAGTTGGATCAATTGTCTTGAGCAGGTCGCCCGCCTCATTTCTCTCGCAAAGGCAGAGGAGAGGGAGGCTTGTGCAGTAGCAGCATGTTCCACAGGAATGGATTTGCACATGAAATCGTTTGATGCCCGTGAGATTGGATCGCGGGCCGCTCAAGTTATCCGAGCCCGAACCTGGGAGGCCCCATGAGCACCGGCCCCAGCCTCATGGCAAAGGCCACGCACTTCGGCCTGATCCTCGGAACCCTACTTGATCTGGGGTACAGCCCCAAAGAGATCCAAGCCATGTTCAGCCAATCAAACATTAAGGCCGGGATTGAGATCCTTGGCCGCGCCCAGGAAGGAAAGAAAGCATGAGTCCCCAAGACCAAATCCTGCTATTTTGCATGGGCCTGTTTTTCGGCTGCATGGCAACCATTCTCATTGCTGGACTAGCGATCAGCTTTTACAAAGCCGAGGTGAAAGCATGAGCACCACAGAACAGAAGGCGCTTGCCGCCCTGCGCCAGATCCACGAATGCCTGCACGACCACGGAGCGGGAAAGTACAGGGGACCGGTGTCCACGAAGCAGCGCGAGGATGCGTTTGGCAATGTGGACATGCTGGAGTCGGAGGTTCGCCGCCTCTCCGCATTTGAGGTCGAGGCCACGGCCCGACTTGCCAGCAATGCCGATGCGATGGACAAGGCAACCGCCCAGATCGCCAATCTGCGAAACCACATCCACACCTGCGGCCCGAACTGCACAAAGGCGGGATGCCGCAACCGTCAGTTGTCCGACCGCCTGGGCCACTGGGAGAGCGCGATCGGCGCAGTGATGCAGCCAGACCTGAAAGACTGGCACGACAACGACGCGGCTGAGTGGCCCGACATTGCTGCGGGGATCATCACGACCTTGCGCGAACAGCGCGATGAAGAAGTCGAATTGTCTGGTCAGCTTGCAACCCAGCTTGCAACCCAGAAGGGGGAGCTTGCAACCCTGCGCGCCCAGGTGGAGGCGCTGACTAAGCCGAAAGAGCCGGTGGCATGGCTGTATCACGATGCGCCCACCCTGGAAGACTGCCTTGACAATGAGCGTCTAGGCTTTCCAGTCAATTCGGTGCTGCTGACAATTCGCCGGCGCGCAGGAATGCGGAATGAGACACCTCTCTACACCCACCCCGCCCCCTCGCCGCTGACACGGCCAGCCGTGCCCGAGGGGTACAAGCTGGTGCCGGTGGAGCCGACGCCTGAAATGGGGTGGGCGTATCTGGACGCGGCCCGTCTTCATGCGGCAAATGGTGCCGAGGACACGATGCGCTTTTCCTGGGGAGGCTACCGCGCCATGATCGCCGCCGCTCCCCAGCCCGAGGCAACTATTAAAGAATCCTCAAGGGTTGAAGCACAGCCCACCGAGGCAGCACAGCCCATCACCCGAGAACAGGCAAATGCCCTATGGAATCTCTGCCTGAAAAAATACAAGCGGCCTGATGAGTTTGATTTGATCACCGAGTTCTTGGCAGCACAACCCAAGGGAGGAACACCGACATGAGCAGGTACAACGCACTCAGGCGGGCTGGCATCGGCCCATTTGCATCCGCCTTGATTTCCAGTCTCAATTATCTGCGCGGGATACCTGCAGGCAAAATCAATTTTTTGACCATCCAAATGGAGTACGAGCCATGACCCCAGAGAACTGGCCGGAGCCGGATGGATTGGTAGTTGAGTTGGCCAACTTAGGCTCTGTAAGCATCAAATTCAACAAGCTCCCCGCCCTAGGGGAGTCCATCTACACCGCCACCCAGGTCCAGGAGATAGTCAGGATGGAGGTGGAGGCCATAGCCAAGCTGGTCAAAGCTGAATGGATGACCGAGTCAGACATGGAATATGGGGAGCGGCTTGCTGAACTCATCCTGGCAAAGCTCAAGGAGAACAAAGATGCTGACTGAAGAACAAAAGGCCGCCATCATCAAACGCCATGCCACAACCTACCGCAATCGGGTGGTGGACACCAAGGCCCTCGGGTTCACTGAGGCCGATTTGAACGCGCTGATCGCAGATGTCGAGCAAGCCGTGCGCCAAGAGATGGATGCGGACTCGGCCCGGCTGGATTGGATCGGCCACCAATCCCTTGAAGACCTAGCAATGGGTCTTGTGATCGACGCGCCTCATGACGGCGAATATTACGTATTTGGGGATGATGGGCGCACGGGGTACGGTCAAACACTTCGCGCCGCAATTGACGCAGCAAAGGGGCAGACATGACCGACAGAGAGCTACTTGAGAGCGCGGCTAGGGCTGCGGGGATCTTCATGCGCAAGGAGGATTGGCCATACAGCGATCCATTCGACCCTAGTTACCTGGACACGTTTTACGACCCTGAAACGAACTCAATCAGCGGCACTCGCGTATGGCATGGAGGCAATGGAGATGTCGGAGGCCTGGAGACCTACACATGGAGCCCTCTTAACTACGACGACGAAGCCTTCCGACTGGCAATCGATTTGAAAATCGATCTCCACTTCGAGCGCAACGGGATCGCAGATCAAGAATTTATCGTTGAGGCGTTCTGCCTGCGCGATGAAGAAACCGGAGGATGCAGGTGCCTGATGGAAGTTCTTGGGGATGATCCACGCGCCGCCACTAGAAGGGTTATCACCCGTGCCGCCGCAGCCATTGGGGAGAATGTGAAGTGAGTTTCTGCCAAGCCTACCCCACCAAATTTGAGGTCTACGATGAATATGGTGAGTGCATCGTGAAGATCGAGGCGTTTGATGAGGATTCATCCAACGTCAAGATTGACACAGTGATGACGCCTGAGACATGGCTGGAGGTCTCAGTAGAGGTGCACAAGTGCCTGCTGCTGATTCATCCGGAAAAAGACTAGACCATCACCCCAAAGGCTTCCAAGGCTCAGGCTCGCGCTCTGGATAGTCTTTTGGTCTTGGCAATGATGCATCCCGCTGCTTCATCTTCTTGACCTGCCTGGGCTTGAGATGATCGGAGTGGCGGATCATTTGCCAGCGAGCATCTCGGTCTTTTGGGCGCTGCCGCTGCTGGTGCCGTAGTAGTAGGACAGGACCATTAGGGCCACGCTGTCAGCAAGGCCCAGAATCCGGCCGATCACCACGTCAGGCACACCCGGCGGATAGCCGATGAAAAGCACGGCACCCTCTGCGCCCAGGGTCATCAGTAGCAGCATCAGGGACAGGACAAACAGGCGGCTTTGAATGCCTCCGGTCGTGTTGTTTGTGCGGGCGCTGTCGCGGTCTTTATAGGCCAGCTCGGCATATTTGAAGCCGCGCTCTTTTTCGTCGTTCTGGTATTGCAGTTCAAGCTCACGGATTTTCGCCAGCGATTCGGGGGTCAGTTGGCCGTCTGTGAATACTTTGGCGATGGCATCTTGAGTGGGCTGAGAAACGCCCAGGATTGAGCCCAGGGAAGAAACGGCCATCCCAGCCAACGGTCCGCCTAATGCCGAAGCCAATGTTGGGGCGAGTGATTTGAGTGTTGCGAGCCAGTCCATCATGCCCCCAGAAACATTTTGCGTTCAGCCTCACGACGAGCCACCAAGCCCGGCAGGATCTTGCCAGCACCTCGAACCCATCTCGGGAACTCATCCGCTGCCCCGGCATAGTCCCGGTTGTTGAGTTTCTTGAGCAAGGTCGAATTGCCCAGATTCCCGACGCCAAGGTTATAGGCGAATGACACCAGGGCATCAAACTGCGATTGGGTCAGCGGGATAGTCACGAGGCCCGTCACGCCCTTTTCATAACGGCCCAGCGTATCGGCCAGCAATTGCACAGCCTGGGGCTCGGTGATCGCGGGGTCAGACATGGAGACTTCGCGGCCATCTGCGTATCGGGTCGAGCCGTAGCCAATCGTGGGAATGTCTGCTGGGCAGCGATAGGGCTTGCCGGAGAATCCCTCGAATCGCTTGATGAGGTCAATACCCGATTGACTGGTTTTCATCGGTCAGCCTTTGCGCTCAATCCCGAGTGAAGCGCGCTCATCATTTCGATGTGGCGCTGCTCACTGCGGGCGGAATGGTCATCCAGCTTTTTGAACAAGGTGGATAAGTCCTGGCGATTCTGGTCAAGCTGGCGCTGATGATCCGCCCTGACGGTATCAAGCGCGGCAGCATTGGCTTTCCACAGCAAACCCGCAAATGCGGCGGCAATTGCCCCGGACCAGTCCAGTAATAGCCGCGTAATTGACCCGTCGTCAGGTGTCATTTTGTGCCCCATGATTTGACAGCCCGCATTTTACAGTCGGTTACCAGATAACTGCCTGAACAGAATCTACAGTCTGCGCATTAGCAATTTGAGAGGCCAGGGCTTGCCGCTTGCCAATGATTGCACCGGATGCGGCCTGCCATGCTGCATTGAGATCAAGCACGCGGGCGCACAACTCGGCCACGGTGCGGCCCGATGCAGTGCTGATGGTTGATAGCAATGGACCACTACCGGCCTGAGCCTCGGCCAATTGCTGCGCCCAGGTAAGTGCCTCCGCAGATGAATATGGGGCGCGGGCAGATATCAATGCGAATTGACAGGCAGCATTGATGAGTGCAGTTTGCTCAGATCGGGCGCGGATCAATCCGGCTGCAGCCAATTCGTCGGCAGTCGGCTGCGGTGGTAGGTCATCGCCCCAATGGATGATGGCATCAGGCTCGCCGTCGGCATGGCCGGTGCGATAGTCGGCGCTGGTCACGCCCTGAGCAGACAACCATGTTGCGATTTGATCGTTGAGAGTCATGGTCAATTGATCCCGTAAAGAGTAGCCGTTCCGGATGCGATATTCCCGCTGGTCAAAATCAGCCGAATGGCTGTTACAGCCGCGCCAGGATTGATCCAGCCACCATAAAAACCGCGCTCCGATGTACCTAGAGAATCAGCGGTGACACCTACATTTGATGTAGATAGTGCATTTGTAATGACCACAACTCCATGTGCGCCGGGTGTATTTGTCGTCAATCCGGTAATTCCAGAAACTGGAATAGATGATGTAGTAGCGTTGTTGGCAGAAAGTGCAGTAGCCGCAGCCCATCCCTGTTGGGTGGCATAGCTGCTTGTAATCCATGTGGGAGATGCTCCGGTTCCAAACCGCAATGTAAGAACTTGCCCGTTTGAACCAGAAACCAATCCTTCCAGCAAAATCGCATACCGACTGTATCCACTCAGCCCAGTCCA